NCGTGAGAAGGAACTTCCCCTACACGGGCATGTGCGAGCGTCAAATGACTATTTGCCGCTTGTAACGGGTGATGCCCCGACATGGGTGGAAGATGGTATTTCTTTTGCCGATACCGAAACAGCATTCTTGGACTTCAATATTCCGATGGACTACGATCAGGGCCTAGACGTTTGTGCTTTGCGTGTCCATTTGATGCCCGCAGCCGATCATGCTGATGAGACGGATATAGGCGTGACTACTGCTCAATCTATTTATCGAGCCGGTGTTGCGGAGATTACAACAGTCCGAACGGCTGTGGCCGAAACCGCAGTGGCCTCAACGGGTAAACTGGTCCGTGAGACTATTCTCGATATTAGCGGTAGCGGATATCGACCGGGCGACCGAGTTCGTTTGACGCTTGATGTAAATAGTGACGGGACAGAATTGATCCTGCTCGGTATTGACCTAATTTATGGCGGGTCATTTGCTGCTTACAATGACGATGATCGTTTCCGTAATCTTGGTTAATAGTACTTGAGCATGAAGGTTCGATTCCTTCATGCTCGATTGAGGAAATTTACAATGCCAGATCAGCGGAAACCAATAGAGATACAGTTCCCATTTAAGGGAATTGATGAGACTCGGGCCTATCGGCGTCAGCCGGAGATGACAACGCCATTCGCGGTCAATGTCCGTCCTTTCGATGGAATTGAACATCGTCTTCGGGGTGGTCAGCGTGATGGTCACGCTAACTATATCGGCGGTTCTGCTGTTAATGGTACGAATCCGATTCAGGCAATTAGTCAAGTAACAACTGCCTGGGATGCAAGTTCAGTTACTCCTGAAGATTCCCTGGTTTATGAACAATTCACGCAGACAGATGGAGTGTTGGCCACGACGTATTGGTATTTATTTGATACAAATCAATGGGGTTGGCCGCCTAATTGCATTGCAGCATTGGCGACTACGGTAAATGGACCCATTGTGAAAGATAATGCCATTGATGGGCAAGATTGGGCGGGTACTAATACGCGAATTGGAATGATTAAGACTGCAATCACACCGGGAAGTAGTTATATTGTTCGGTGGACCTGTCAATCTAATACCGCAAATGCGGGAGCCACGCAGCTTCAAAATATGGCCGCAATCATACGGGCGGGTGATCCGTCTTCTCCCCCGATTGCGGGGAACAATTATGGATTTGCGGGAGTGTTTTCATTTGCGGACGATGAGGCCGGTCATGCTGCAATATCAATGGGGGCCGATGGGACATCTTCTGTAGATTTGGACACTGATTTAGGCTATCCGGCTGATTTTTGGGCCACATCTCATGTTGTCGAAGTTCGAGTTTTTGGTGATAATATTAGTGTCTGGATCGATGATATAAAAGTTCTTGAAACCACGACCGCCACATTAAATACGAATACTTATATCGGTTTTGGTGTTTCGCAATGGGCAGTAAATTTAGATTGGTGGTTCGATGATTTTGCAGTTTACACGGGGCGAACGCCGGCTTCTGGTCGAAGTACGAAACTTGTAGCTGTAAGTGGTGGGCGAGTATATCACGTAACAATGGCCGATGGGGCGTCAGAAGCTATTACAGCAGCCGTAGAGTTTCGGACATCGGGGCGAATAGGTCTTCAAGAATGTCTTGGAAATTTGTATGGTTGTGATGGTATCGCTTTCGATTATAATGTGTATGACCCCCTTACGCATAATGTTGATCCGTGGATTGCAACCGCAGGTTGTTTGCCAGTTAGCACGGAAAGTGCAGCGACAGCTTACACTATTGATGGGGTAAATGTGGGAGCAAGTACGTTTACAATCAGTGGAGATGGCGATCTATCAGCATTACTTCCTGTTAATAGTTATATTGAAGTTGCGGGGACTTCTTTAAATGACGGCATCTATCGGGTTGCGGGGATAGCGTATGCGGCTCCAGCCTTTACGATTACGGTTGCCGAAACAATTCCAGATGCGACAGTTGAGGGAACCATTTCAAAAGCTGCTGTTGGATGTAATATTATTGCTTTGTATCGTGGGCGAGTCGTAATGAGTGGTCTGCATACAGACCCTCAAAATTGGTTCATGTCAGCCGTTGGAGACCCTCTTGATTGGGATTATAGTCCGGCAACTACTTCAGCAACAATGGCTGTTGCCGGGGTGAATACGGATGCGGGCAAACTCGGCGATATAGTCACCGCCTTAATTCCGTATAGTGATGATTTAATGATAATAGGGGGCGATCATACAGTCTGGATAATGCGTGGTGATCCGGCTGATGGGGGCGTGATTGATAATATCAGTTATCAAACGGGTATTGCAGGACCCGATGCCTTTACTTGGGACCCTGCTGGGAACCTATATTTCTTTGGAGCGGCGACTCTTTGGAGAATGGGGGCCGGAGTTGCGGCACCCGAGGATATAAGTCGTCGTCGAATGCACGATACTTTCTTAGGTTTCAATTACGATACTCATCGAATTCGTCTTTTGTGGGACAATATAAGTAACGGCGTTCATATATATGTCACACCATCAAATCAACCAGATGAAGCAGGGTATCATTTCTATTGGGATCAACGAACAGATAGTCTTTGGGCTGATGAGTTTCCTTTGGGCTTTGGACCTACGGCTGTGTGGACTTATGATGCTGATGACCCCGATGATCGAGCCATGATACTTGGAGGCTTTGATTCACGCCTTCGTTATATATCGGAATCATCGACCGATGATAGTACGGCGATTACAAGTTCAGTTATATTCACTCCGATTATTGCAGCGGGCGACTTAGCAAATATTCGATTGACGGAACTCACTATTATCCTTGCCGAAGATTCGGACCCTATTTCGCTTTCAATCTATGCAAATGAATCCGCTCAAGCCGCATTCGATGATCTCACTCCATTGGTATCACGGACTTTGCAAGCTGGACGGAATTCCTCTATTCGTCAGCGAGTGAATGGTAATTCCATTATCATTGCACTGGCGAATGCCTCGACAAGTGCTCGTACTTGGGCATTGGAATCGATGACCGGCCTTATAAAGTTGACAGGTAAAACTCGAAAAGGGCGACTGTAATGCCCCGTGGCCTTGCACGCATAACTCGTACTCCGCGAGAAGCTATTCGAGATCGGCGTAATGCCCAACGATTTGGCGGGGCTATGTCCCTGATGTTTAGTGGGGCTCTCAATGTTGATAGCGGTGGTATAATTGTTCTAAATCTCCAAGCGGGCAGCGGATTGAGTCAAGATTCTACAGGTCTTACAGCCGATCACGATTTGCTGCCTAATTATGTAGCCAACGAACATATCGATTGGACAGCGGCAACTGCCAATTTCCTTACCACAGGTAATGTTACAATAGATAGCGATACCAGTGGTTTGATTCTTGGGGACGGCCAAGATGCTACATTAAAGTGGGATAATGCCGAAAGCTGGGTGACGCTGGATACCCCACTGAGTCTCGGTGCAAACGGTATCGTAACCGATATATTTTCATCAAGTACGGATAATGCTAAATTTATAGATGCGTCGGGTGACCCCTGGATTTTGGCTGCTGAATTCCAAAGTGATATTTTTGTTAGCGACTTTTTCAGAAGTCTAACGGGTTATGCGACTCCCGTTCAAATTGATGCGTCGGGTGATCCCTGGATATTGAATGCTGGATTTCAAGCTGTCAATATAAATCTCACAGATGAAACGGCTATTATAGAACTCGATGGTTCTACAATTTTTCATGTACCAACAACAAAATCTTTATTTTTGGGTATATCCGCTGGTCCTTCTTGCACAGGAGATAATAATATAGGAATCGGGTACAATGCTGGTTTTAGTATTGTGGCCGGGATTCATAATACATTTCTTGGTGCATATGCGGGTTATGGTACTACAGGATCATACAATTTTGGATTGGGGTCTTCGGCCTGTCGTGGTGCAACAGGGAATTATAATACATACGTCGGCACTCAAGCCGGTCAGTCTCCCCTCGGTAATACGGGTTCTGTAAATACAGGTGTTGGTCCCAATGCTGCTTTTAATATTCAGGGTACTGCAACCAGCAATGTGTGTATCGGTAGCGGGGCCGGTAAGAATGTAAGCGGTGACAGAAATACTTGTATCGGACAGGGAGCCGGTTATCTTCCTAATCCGCTTTCGGGGTCGTATAATACATTCATTGGGAGTAATTGTACGCCGGGGGCGGCTGGTGGTGCTATTGCTAGTTCTATTGCGATTGGTGCAAGTTGTACGCCAACAGCAAGCCATCAGGGTATATTCGGATCAGCGAGTGCAATTGGGTATGTAGATGATGTCTATATCGGATACGGAGTCGTGGCCGTATCGCCCGGAGATGTCACGGTTCAGGTAGCAGGCGGTTCGGGGACGAACAATGCGGCGGGCGATTTCATCATTGCTGGTGGGAAATCAACGGGTAACGCAACACCCGGAGTAATTATTTTCAAAACAACTTCGGCGGGGGCATCGGGAACCACTCCACAAACACTCGCAGAAGTATTACGAATTGGGACGGCACTTGTTACTCTTGCCGATGCCGTTGATATAGCCTTTAATACAACCACGGGAACAAAGTTGGGAACTGCTGTCGGTCAGAAAATTGGATTTTGGAATGCAACGCCTGTTGTCCAACAAGCTCATATTGTAGATGCAGACGGAACTCTAGCGGATATAACAACAAAGTTCAATACACTGTTAGCACAATTAGAAGCAATCGGATTGTTGGCCTCAGCATAAGGACGGAATCATGCCACTCGAAGTCACCGGCACTATTGATATTAACGAAATTTTAAAGCGTCTTCGGAAGAAGCAAGAGGAAGCGAACGAGGCTAATCTTCAGCGTTACGAAGCCCTGATGACTCACATGGAGGGTCTGACTAAACAGATCGCGGAACAGGGTACATTTGGTGCGGCGATGGACTTGATGAGTCAGACGGGTGAAGCAGCCCGTACTCGGATCACAGAGCAGGCGAAGAAAGCCACTGCTGCTGCCGAGCAGGACCTCATTAGTCGGGGTCTCGGTGCGACTACAGTTCGTCAGGCTGAACGACGAGGGATTGCTGCAACGGCCGAGCGGGCCACTCAAGAGGCTGAGGAACGTACTGCTGCTGCAAAGGCCGGCGTATTAACGCAGCGAGCCGGTGCCGAGATGCAGCTTGGTGCCCTGAAGGCAGGAGTGATGGAGCGGCGTGAAGATGTCGGCCCTGATATGGGTCTGTATGCTTCGTTGATTCAAGCTGCGGCAGCAAGTGAGACGGCTGCGGCTAAGAGGACTGCTACAGTACTCGGCCCGCAGGCTCAAGCAGGTCGTGATATCTTTGGGCAGCCGTTTCAATACGGGGATGGTGGGGCCGGTGGGGCCGGCGGTGCTGGTGGCGGTCTAGCTCCCGGAGCCGGCGGCGGGGGTGCTCAACCCGCAGCGGCTTACTATCCTGCACCGAGCGGTGCGGGTCTTGATCTTGGACCTACAGGGGCCGCACGAGGATGGGACGTTGAAACAGGCCGGGCAACGGGCCTGAGCCTTCCTGGTTTAGCTGGTGGTGGGTCGGTCTTCTTGGGTGAACAGGGGCAAGTAACGACGACTCCGGGGGCTCCTACGACTCCCGGAGAGGAAAGAATGACCGGACTCGATATCCCACCCGAGGAAGAAGGGGCGGGAATTGGGGCAGGTGTAGATGTCGGCCTTGAAGGTGCAGGTATTGGTGGGGGGGTGACACCGCAAGAAGAAAAATTTGCTACCTATCAAGAGTATAAAGCGGCCATGCAGCGACGAGGTATGAAATATCCGATGGGACCGACACTTTGGCACGCTTTGAATAGACGAGTTGCGAAGACATCTGCGGCTGCTGCCGGTACGCCGTATATGCAGAAACAGCCGACACTCAGTAGAGAGAATCTATAATGGCTATCCGAATTGATTATAGTCCGATTCGTGAGCTTACGGCTCTAGCTCAAGCGGCTGGGGCGGGTGCGGCCCGTCGGCAACAGGAAGCCGGTGATATTGCTTTCACTCAAATGATTCTGGGAACACAGGCCCGTTTTGCTGAAACGGCTGCACGGCTTCAAGCCTCTGATCGGGCTTTCGCTCTACAACGAGCGGCGATGAGTCGTGCGGCCCGTACTCCAACACGGGCTGCGGCGATACCGGGTCCGATTGTTACTGAAATGGTTCGGGCTACCCGAGAGCAACAGCAGCTTGAACAGTTGGAACTTATACCCGGATTGAGTGAGGGGGAAAAAGCTCGAATGAAACTTAATATTGCAGCCGGTCGAACTGTTGCTGAAGCTGTTCCAAGACCGAAACCTGTAAGCACTGCACAGCAGATTGGCTTTTGGAAGGATCGTTGGAATCGAGAATTGAAGCCAATAGAAGCTCGAATGCGGGGATTAGAAAAAGAAATTACTACGCCTTATGATGTTCTCGATGACGAAGGGAAGATAGTTCCAGAATTGCAGAGGCAGGAGACTCATCGAGTGGCGGCTCTCGGGAAGCAACTTCGGGCTGTGAGAGTCGAATATGATACCCTTCGTAAACAGCAAGATCAGGAGTGGGGTGAGATTCAAGCGGGTCTTCAGGGTTCTGCGGCTACCGGAGCCGTACGAGGACCCGTGGTTGCACCAACAGCACCAGTACCTTTGCCGGCTCGACAATCAGAGTGGGTTGTGGGTACAGTTTATCAGGCTCCTGATGGTCGAGTGGGCCGATGGGATGGTAGTAAATTCACGGAGGTTCGCTAATGCCCCAGACCTGGACACCGGCAGAGTTTCAGAAACCAGCGAAACCAATGAAGCCTGACCTTCCGCAAGTATGGTCAGCACAGGATATGCTTCAGCAGCGAACCGAGCCCATCGACCTGCGAAATGTGACGCCCGATAATTTCATGCGGCAGGCATCGGCTCGCATACAGCAGTATCAAACTGAGCGAGATGCACGGGGAGCCCAGCGACTCACTGCCAATGAGCAGGTAGCAATTCAGGACGCCTACCGTCAGATGGTCGGTGAACAACCGGAAGCATTTTATCTTACACGAGAAGGGGCGATCCCCAAAGATCGTTTTTATGAGATGCGAGCCCGGCGGTCGAAAGCAAGTGCGTGGCATAATTTCCAGAATAATATAGCGAATACTTTCCTTCAGAGTATCGGTGGGATCGTGGCTACCGGGGCGAAAGTTGCGGATACGATTCAGATTTCTGATGATGCAATCGGAAAGTGGCAGAAGCATTTAAACGAGACGAATCGAATCCTCGCTCCAACCGGAGGGGCGAGTGGGGCTTTGGGACAAATCGTCGGTACTACAATGTTCTCTTTGTTGGGGGGTGTCGGAGGTGCCGGCTCGGGTTTAACTTGGGCTCAACGGCTGGCGAAGGCTGCTCCGATTGCTGGTATGTTCGGAGTTTCAGCAGCCGGGCAGACTTTTGGTGAGGTTGCCCAGCGACGGCTTGAAGGTCAAGATATTGGAATGCTTAATGAGTGGACGGCTGCGGTTAGTAATGGCCTGATCGAAACTGCTACTGAAATGTTTGGGTGGGCGGCAGCGTCTCACTTGGCAAGTGGTCTACTACGTAATGCTCCTGGTCTTCGACGTGTGCTGGCGAAAGATGGATGGCGGGGAGCCCGAATATGGTTGGAAAAGTTCTCTAAGAAGGCTCTCGGACGTGTGCTTGCCGATGTCCCACAAGGATATGTCGAGGAATTCCTTGCCCAGATTGGCCAAGATGCCACGAATAAAGTTCTGGGGATTACGCCGGAGATAGATCAAAGTGAATTCCTGAGTCGGGCTCATGCAGCCGGACAAATGGGAGCAGCCCAGGTCCTTTTACTTGGTGGGGCCTTTGCTTCGGCTCAGTCTATATCGAATCGTCTCGGTCCTCAGCGACCGGGAGAAGGGGCTGTGTTCGTAGACGATGACGGCAATCCTATCCCTAATGTTCCTATAGGGCCGGAAGCTGGAATGCCTCGCCGGCAGCCCACCACGGCGGAACTTCCTCGGCAGAATCTTGATTTTGCTGTTAAGAGTCCGGGGTCTGCCGTAACGGGTCCTCAAGACTCCTATGCCCGAGGGGCGGCCGTTCATCGGGAGGGCACAGCAATGCCGCTTGGATATGAGAATATCCATGTACGGCAAACATCAGCCGCCGACAATGCAGATCGGGTTCTGCTCGTGCAGTTTGCATCACCCCTGGTCCAACGAGCACAGCCCGCTAGAGCGGAGGTTGCTCCTGCAAAAGAAGTTGCTCTTGAAGCTGAAGTTGTTGCCGCTCAAGCCGAAGTAAGGAAGGAAGCTGGACTCGCTCCTGTCGGAGAAGAAAGTTCTAACGCCGATGCTTATCATGACAAACTCTACGAGACTCGACAGGGTTATGAACGTCCTGATGATTTCTGGGAAGTTCCGCAGTGGATAGTACGGGCGGCTCATGCGTTTCCGAATGCTGATGTATATATCGTTCGGAATCAAGATGAAGCAGTAGAATTTGCCAATCAAGCTGGGTATGGGCAGATAGCATTCAGTGTTCTTGATGCTAATAAACCACTTGTGCAAGATTTCACAGAACGTTATAAAGGTCGAACTATTCTGGGTGGATATGCAGATATAAGTGATATTGTTGCAGAGCATGTAGAGCAATATGATTCTATCGAGGATTGGGCTGAGGTCGAAGGGCAAGAAACTGCGGAAGGTTACAATTATCGACACTTCGCTGGTACGCGAGCAATGCCCCGGCTCACTATGTCGAAGGGTTGCACTCATAAATGTGCATTTTGCACGGTTCCTGGCACACTGGAAGAAACTTCCCAAGAAACTATCGATCAACAAGTCGATGCGATTGTCGATCTTGATGCTGAGTTAGTCTATCTGGACGATAAGACATTCGGCCAAGCTGAAAATCATACATATTTGACTGAGGTGTTTAAACGGGTAAAGGAACGTAATCCCGACTTCCAGGGTTTTGTAGTTCAGACGACAGCGGCTCAGATGCAGAAATTCACTCCGGAGTTCCTCAAGGAAGCTGGTATCAGGTATGTGGAACTCGGGATCGAGTCCTACAACGATCCGATCCTCAAACAGATGAAGAAGCCGGCGAATGAGAAGCTAATTGATGATGCCGTGGCGAAGCTCCGCGAGGCTGATATCAGCTTGGTCGCTAACTTTATCGTCGGTCTTCCAGGGGAGACGGCTGAAACCTATGCTCGGTCGTTTGATTTTATTCAACGAAACGCCGACGTAATCTCCCATTTGAATATTTACAATCTTGCTCTATACAAGGGAACTGAACTTGCTGATGCTGTTACAGTGGTCTCGGAGGGAGACTTGAGCGAGGCCCAGGTTGAGAACTCGTTGATGAAGGACCCGGCCGTTCATCAGGCTGCGGCAAATGAGTTTTACGAAATCGGTCGCACTTTGCTTGATGTACCGCCTATATTGCAAGAAGGTGTGCCCCCTGACGTTTCAATGGAAGTTGCTCGTCGAAGCGATACAAACAAGGCTCGTGAATCTGAAGCAATGTTACCGCCCGATCTCTTAGAATCGATCCCTGATGTCGAAGACCTCCCTGATATTCGGGAACCGGGACAGGATTCTCCATACGCTCTCACAGACAAATGGGCTGGGGACCGTGATGTAGCCGATCATACAGCGGCAGTTTTAGCTGAGAAGAAACGGGAAGCTTTGAAAGCTTTGGTTCGGAAAGGCGAGACACTTGCCCAAGTAAATGATGCGATGCTTCTCTATATCGATATGAAGAATAATCCAGTCGATTGGTCTAATGCTCGAATAGCCGCGATGCCGGCCGATAAGCAAGCTCAGATTAAGCGTGTGGCTGAGATGTCTCCGGAGCAGATTGAATTCGTTGAGCGAACTATCCAAGAAAATCAGGTATTGAGTCAGTTTGCCAAAGACAATGAAATTATCAATAACTTCCATGAAAACTATGCTGCCCGTATATGGAAGTGGGCCGGGAAAAAGGGAAAAGCATTACAAGCGAAATTTGCAACCATGACCGGACGACAGCGACAACGAACCCTTGGTTCGATCCTTGCAGGTTGGGAGATGGGCCTTGAACTGGAAGTCACAGGGGTAATCGAGGCCCAAGAAGTCGCTCGACGACAAATCGCTCAAGTGATTATTGATCGCAATCTTCTGGAACTCGGCATAAAAGGCGGGCTGTTTGCCACGACAAGTCCTGGACGTGGATGGAAGCTGGTCAAGAACCCTAACTTTCAAAAGTGGACTTGGGCTGGGAAAGCTGAAGAAGGTAAAGCTTATGGGGCGGGTGTATTCATTGATCCGGATGGGAATCTATTTCATCGAGTCCCCATATATGCCGAGAAAAAGCTCGCTACATATCTCAACAATGCTTTGGGGTCTTCGGCAATTCGTGAACTTCCTGGAGTTGGAACGCTTTCCAAGTATAATGCCATTATTAAGCAACAAATTCTATTCTTTAGTGCTTTTCATCATCAAGCATATCTTCGATCCTTTATGCTTGCTTCTCGGGGTATCAATCCTCGATCTGCATATTACGCAGGTAAGGCAGCAATAGAGAACTTTGATCCGGAATTAACATTGTTGATCCACGAGGGAATGACAGTAGGTCGGGAACAGGACTATCAACGATCTTATGCCGAACAACAAACATTAATCGGAAAAGCTATAGATAAAGTTCCAATGGTCGGGGCCGTAAAGGACACTCTCCTAAGATGGCGGGACCATCAGCTTGATTTTTTGTTCCATAAACTTGGACCGTATTTAAAAGTCCAAGCAGCCCTTTTGGACTATCGAGCCCGTGTGAAAGCTAATGAGTCTAAACTTGCAGATGGCAGAATTTCTCATCGGGAAATTGCACATGCAGTTGCCAGGGAAATGAATCATGACTTCGGTGGATTAAATCTACGACGGCGAGGCCGGAATCCAACCGCACAACATATATTTCAATTGCTTGCTTTGGCACCAGACTGGACAGAATCCAATATCCGTTCCATGACGGCTGCATTTGCAAAGGGAGAGATGGGAAAAGTCCATCGAGCCATGTGGGGTCGAATTGCTCTGAAGGGGGTTGGAATCATTATTCTCTCTAACCTTCTACTCTCAGCATGGGATGACGAAACTTTCTGGTCCCGATATCAGAAAGCATGGAAGGCCGGGAATCTCAAGTGGATGGATATTGATGTAACACCCATTTATCGTGGACTTGGGGGTGAAGATGGGAAACGTAAATATTTTAATTTCCTCGGGCATTTCCGTGATCCGGCAAAGTTTACTGTGGACCCTTGGCGGGCTGCAAAGGGGAAGGGAAGTGTTCTCACTCGTATGGCTTTGGATGCCATAACCGGAGAAGACTGGCGGGGTCGGAAGTTTACTTCCATTGGTGATCTATTCCGTAAGGGCGAGGTAGTTAAATGGGAGGCGTTTGGTGGAGGCCCGCTTGAATGGGAGCAAACACCGTCGTTTCTTCTTTGGCAGGCAAAACAAGCGACACCGATTCAAATGCAATCAATGATTGATTGGCAATTAGGTTATATCGATGGGTGGGATGGTTGGGCGAAAAGTCTGGGATTCATGGTAAGTGCAACCCGGGAAAAGAAACCTACAAAACTTCGTAAACGAGGGGTAAGACGCAGAAAGCAGCGATAAAATGGCTTTAACTGACGATCAACGACGGGAAGTGGGCGAGCAGATCGAACTTTACTTGAGCAGAAGTCTGCCCCGTATCCTAGATGAAGCCTTCGCCCTGCACGATCACAACTGCGGGGCTCACAGTGGGATCGTGAAGCGATTTGAGAGATTCAAGTGGCTGCTGATCGGTTTAGCCGCCGGCGGTGGGGCCGGGGCCGGGGCCGGTCTTGTCAAGTTGCTGGGAAGCCTTCTGTGATCGGAGGACCTTCGCTACTCGATCCGGCACAGGGATGGTGCTTCGGAAGTCTATCGTAGGGACTTTTAATACCAGACGGGGGTATTGCTTTTTCTGTTGTTTGAACAATTCTATGTTCCGTAGCCATTCGGCTAAGTGGGAATTGGATACAATACCCCAGGACCCTCGATGGTTCCACAAGAGGAATCCATTGCTATGGGTTAAGGCTTCAAGCTGATGGAAGGTGAGCGTTTTCTTTCCGATTGCCATTTCACACTGATCGTGCAGTATAATTATCATCCTTCGACTGATTATCATGTGTAGGTGTGGTGGATTCATCATCTCCCACTCCGATAATGTTCGTTTAAACAGGCAAGTATCCATCGTCGGGTAGTCCGTATGGGACGGAACTTTCCAACTCGAAGCCAACCTCGCCTCGCCCAATTATATACAGTCTGCCGGGTGATCTTGTGCCCGGTCTCTTTCTCGATTATTTTCGCAGCATGGGCCAGGGTGACCCAATCGACGAGTTCATCTACCATTGGCCTTCTCCTGTGCTTGCCGGCAAGCAAACAAAGCAGCCGAAGGCTTGTCCCCATTTAACAAAGATGGCCGTAGAAGGGTAGAAGCCCATCCCCCGGCCCATTTCGCCCACGGTATTTTGTCGAGTTCACGCACATGATAGCGATGTTGTATGTCGTCTGCCTCTACGCCAATGATCCAAGTACGTTTATGTATCGAAGTTACTAGCAGAATCCAACCGGGGTTGGTACTCGGTGGGATGGAGGAAAACCCACCGAGTACCACTACCTTACCCGTTGTGAATGCTCGCTCACAGGCACGAGATTCGCAATGTGCCTGGGCGAACAGGATCAAGTCAGTGCGAATCTTGATCCATCGAAAGTCTTTGGTGTATCGGTTCATTACGGGGCACAGTCGTTAATTATATCGTCCGCAGTTTTAACGATTTCATCACGGATTTTTTCCGTTTCTTTATTCATACCGGCTCTAATAAACATTGTCTGGAAGGCCACAAAAAGAGCCACAACCAATTCGGTTGCACTAATACTGTCACTTGACCACGCTACCAAAGCCGTGAGAATAGCGGTAACGGCCGTAAGGTAGGTTTTCTTTCCCTTCAAAAAGTCCCGAACTTTCTTAGAGTATGCCACGAACTTTCTCCTTTACAGTGTAACCAGAAGTCGCTCGGCCACACTGAGGGCGACACTGACGATCACTTGAATAGCTTTGCGAACATCGAGTGCTTCCTCAGTGTCGGCGATGAGTTGCTGATAAAGCTCGTCTTCCTTCAATGCCTTGATCGTGAACTCAAGAGGGTCCCCGAGTCGCCTGATAAGGTATCGAGCCGTAGTCGGGTGCCGACGTGTGAAGGCTTCCATCGAGACGCCGACAGCGGTTTCGATGATCTCGTCGATGTCCACAGAAGATGGATCGGGGTCAGAATCATCTTCATATTGTTGTGCTGCTCGCTCGTCTTCGTGGGCCGCGACTTCGGCCGTCATTGCCCTATCATTCGCAGCCACTTTTTCGTAATATTCTTCATCATGCTCGGTATTTGAATCAGCAGCGGCATTTTCCGCAGGAGTTTTGTTGATCTCCGGGGGAGCCGGCGGGGGATCGCCATTAGGCATATCCGATGCATCATAGTTGGGCATGTCTGTCATTGTCAGTTTCCTCTCTGTCTGTTGATAAGTTGTTGGACCAGGGCGGTCAATTGATTTACCTGGACCTGCAACTGATCGACATCACCCCACGCTCGACGGAGACGTTTGATCTGTTCAAAGATCTCGATAATTGAATCGAGATTAGCGAGGGCATCAGCCGTTGCCTTGTCCAAGTTCTTCTGATCCGCATCCCACAACTTCATCAGGAGTTTAAACGAATTCTTGTGTTCCTTGAGCCACTGTTCATCGAGCTTTACGCCGTCGATTTCACCGTTACTGACGCGAAGAATCTCACGAAATAGCCCGTCAATCTCATCATCCTTCCGATCTCGGAGGACCTTTTGGAGCTTGTCACGAAACTCCAAAACATTGTGCCGGCTGTTGCCGACACCCTGGATACCGCGATCTGCCCAGGTGTCGATCAGGGGGCTGCCACACCCCGCCAGCACACTAACCAGCAGCAATGCAACTAGCAGTGTTCTCATTCGTCTTCTCCTTTAAATGCTCGTCCACCCCAATCAGGCCGGCGAGCTACGTCGGTCATGTCCCGCTTTGGGCAACCATGAAGTTCTAAACAAGCGACCGCTAAAGCCGCAATCTTGCGAATATGGGCTAATACTTTGGGCTTCGCTTCTGCATAGGAAAGCAATTGAGCTTCCTTTGCCCGCTCAAGGTAACGGTCAATGTAAACAAGAAAACATTCTGGGGGTTTATGGGATTCATCTTGTGGTCGCCAGTTACATTCCTGCCGACACTTTTCTTGATAATCTCGTTCTTCATCAATTCGTTCGTAAACTATTGCACGATGAATGGGCATCATTTACCTCCCGTATACACCCGCCCGTTGATTGTCACTCGGCCGTCAATGATCCGGACAGGATAAAGATCAAAGTGGCCATTCCTATGCAAGTAGCCAAATGCAAATCCTTGAGCCCACCCTAACGGGGCTCGATGCTCAACCCAGCTTGGACGAACTTGACCGAGCATTCCAATCGCAAATCCCACTCGGTCGTAGAACGCCTGCTTAGATTGAAATGTCTGAAATCTATGAGCGTGACCGAACACACACGTACCGTATATCATTGCCGTTTTCTTCGCCATATATTCATTCGCAAAGAAACCGTGGAGAATCTTGAGTTCCCCGATCTTGAGAACGCCCTTTTCCGGATGGTAGGGAAGCAGCTTGATTCGCTGCTTGACTAGGTGCAAATGCTCTTTCAGATCGTACATCGAACGGACATTTTCTTCCACCAATCCCACTCGCCGAAGTCGTTCCTCGTGATTTCCTTCGAGGTAGTGAGTGATTCCGTAGGCTGCCAAGGCCGCTTCATTAGCCTGGAAATCAGCCTTTAATGCAGTTTTTGAATCATTCTTGAACTTCGATATCTGATCGACTGTCTGCCAATCTCCACCGGCTACTCGAATGTGTGGCTTGAAATCGTGAATAAAGGCCAGGGCGATTTCATCCACTACCGGATCGTGTTCGGGAGTATGGCGGTCGAAACCTATGAAGAAGCGTTTATGTGTGTGGGCGGCAGTCATACTTGCATCTCCAATTCAGCATCCATATCAATTGGTGCCCAATCGCGGGCATCGACAAACTTGAGACCGAGCCAGTAGGCCAATCGAACCTCTGCCATCCCACCAACACTCTTTTGCCAACCAGGAAGAAGGGCGAGGCCATCACCCCGTTCTTTATTGAGACGAAGAATTATTTCTACGTCTCGTCGCACCACGCTTTTTACGAAATCGGGAGTCGCGTCACGGATTCGTTTCGGAGAGGCCGGGTCTTTAATCGGATCGATTCCGTACATCCGGTCCATGTCTGCTGGGCTGATGATGTTGTACCCAAGAGATTCGCCGAATTTCCTTGCCCCATCGAAGGCCGGGAAGTTGAGGAATGGAAGACCCCGCATCGGGCCGCAGACGTAGAAGGTAGCAGGCTCAATAACTATAGACCGATGAACCGGACAATCAGGGCAATCACACGCTGCCCTCAACACATCTAGTTTAACGTGGTCGGGAGCTAAGAACTTCATGGCGTCGAATAAATTTCTGGCATACTCCATGTATTCTTGATCTGTGGGGTCTGCATTTCGCCAATTATCTGGCTCATCGCCGTGATACGGCTCAGGATCGAGAGAATTCCACTCGCAATAAACGCAGAAGAACTCCAAACCAGTTTCGTACTGTTCTTGTCTGAGATGGGCATCACATTTAGGGCACATACGTTCTGTAATCGGAGGCCCAGGCTTGTTGGCCGGAGGCAGTATACGTGGCCACGGTCGAGGTTGATCCTCGTAATGCGGCATGTCGTCGAGAGCCGGGTCCATGCGGCCGGCTTTGATTTCTTCTTGTTGATGAGCAAGTACCATAGCACCGAATAGCATGGCCGCAACGTGATCCTCATCCCGCATACCTAATTTGAGCTTTTGAATATGCCGCTCCAATGCCCCGATTGTTTCACTGAAGGGCATCCCCTTTTCCCAATTTCTTGGAGGGTATGGTTTTGGCTGTCGATCCTGGCAGGCAAATCGAAGCCATTCACCAAGCCGCATGTGAGCATGTGGGGAGATTAGTTGAAGCATGGGTTTCTTCCCACCATCACGGACGGCACCGCTCTCGAAAGTACGTTCCTCTCCGCTACTTTGCATTTGGGTCATTGGCTTTCTCCTTCTTTCGCATAGCAATCAAAGCACCCAGGTCTGCGATTTGTTTCGCTTGTCCTCGTTTATGGAGATAATCCATATCCTTATGAGCTTGCTCGGTCATCTGCTCGCCCATCTTCTTCAGGGCCTCGTCTAGTTCCTCATCTGTGCAGCCTAATTTTTCTTTGACGGCAGCCCGAGCCTCGGGTTTGAGAGTGACACGGGCCTTTCGAGATTTTATCATTCGACCGACAGTGGCATCGAAAAAGTCACCCATCTTGTTTCCCCTTTGGCTTCTCGTCGTTCTCTGCTTGGCACTCAGGGCACAACCCAAAAGCTCCGCATCCAAAATTGTCACACTGTCCCTGTTTAGGTTCATCACAAGTTCCAAAAATCCGCTCGAAGTTCTTGTTGAACTTTTCCCGATCCACGGGTCGATAGCTATCGCCTTTTCCGGCCATTTAGCTACCTCCATTTGGCTGACCAAGATATTTCTCTCGTGTGTAAGCAGTGAGTCGCACACCCTGATAGACCCACGGACGGACATTGCCGGTTCTTTCACGTATCCGCGTGATCGAGGGCAACTGAGCCAGGAATCTCTGCCCGAAGCGGGACTGAGCACCGGGTCGTAAGCCATGATCCTTCGCCCAAGCATTCCAAGCATCGTACATCTGTCGTTTCATCGTCCGATAGTCACCGAGTTCACAACATTCATCGATGAACTCCGCAATGGGCGTGAGGAAACGTCTGAATTCGTCCATCACGGTCCCTGATGAATCGGGGACTGTAAACTCACCTTGTTTTCTGAGGCGTCGAAGTCCTTTAAGAGCCCAAATAGCAATGCCGGCTGCTTCTCTCGGGAGGCGTTCTTTCAGGGTCCGATCTTCTCGACCCTCAAACGTAACCGGGAAGTGTAGGAGGTTGAGTCGGCGTTCCAGGGACCTTGCATGATCTGGAAGCTCAGGGAGTTCATTGACCGCGATTGTAAATCGACAGGATAGTTTACAATCAGGGAGTTGAGGTAGATACTTTCGATTGATAGTTACGCCGTCACGTCCAACAATCGATTTAATGGTTTCAAGAGCTTGGGTAGCATCTACTTGCCGTGGGACATGGGCATCAGGTAGGATAACGGCCAGTTTATTGCCCATAAGGGGCTGTAATCCGAAGTCACTGCACAAGTGCTTAAAGGAGGATTTGGCACATTGATCTTTACCCAGAACAGCTTGAAGAACTTCCAACGTAGTCGATTTGCCCGATGCTGGTCGGCCGATAAAGAGCATAAGTTTCTCTTGTGATGTATCTGCCACCATATTATAACCAAACCACTCTTGCAACAAGGCGATTCGTTTGGAATCATCATCGAAGATTTCTCCGAGGAATTTCAGCCACTGTGGGCACTGAGCCGTGGGATCGAAGGGGTATGGAGATGAAGAAAGGGAAAATAGGTAAGGAGTAGGAGACAGCAACTTTGTATTCCCCTTTGCGTAGGCATTCACATCGAGTATCCCATTCGAGAAACAGATAATATTCACCGGGTCCGGCTGCTCACGCTCATCGAGCCAGCAGGGGGGATCGCTGGCCACGGGACAACTCATGTTGAGGGCATCTATAATGTCAGTGACTTTAGATCGGGTTACTTCGTAGGGTTCAATAGAACACTCACCCTTCGTATTAAATTTCTTGATCGACATTCCTTTGAGAAATGCGTATAGGCGTCCACGTATATCTGCATCCGGGTCCAATGGTTCGTAATGCTGGTCATTGTAGCGGAACCATTCGCCACGATATTTTCGGAGTATTGGAATTCCGTCTAACGTCTGTTCGGTTCGTAGCCATAATTCTGCAATGTGGAGAGGTGCTTTTGATTCTAAGATACTGCTTGCGGTGTCTCGATTGCCTTGCTCGATAGCGTGGAGAAGGTCTTGTTGCGTGAGATTATATTTCTGTGCCCAATCTCGAAGGTCCTTGGCATCGGTGGGTGGGAGTACCTTGACGACTTCCGGAATCTCTCCCCGAAGTACCTCGAAGGCTTTTTCCATGCCTTTTTGACCAGCACCGGCATCGTTCTCGCCGATGACGGCTGCATTCCGTCCGTGCAGGAGATGAACGAGTTGACCGAGCCCGCCCTGTGCGGATGGGCGACCCACAGCCACAAACCCAAGGTCCATTGCCACGGCAACATCGGTTACTCCCTCAACAATAACAACTGGCAGTTCAGAATGGGGCAGTGGACTACCCCTGTGGCCGGTTGGTACAAAGGCACCGGGTACAAGTTCATGGATATAACCGCCACCTTTATCTGCATACACTGATCCTTCTTTAACCCGCATACAACGAACAAACCGGGGTCTAGGAGCAGCATCGCAACCGCACCAATCGGGTTTGAGACAAATCGGACAGGGAGATTTTTCACTGACTCGTTGCCAGCGTTGTCGGGAACTGTCGTAGCCAGTCTCAATAGCTGTTGCTTCAAACGAGAGTCCACGCTTTGAGCCTTTCTCACAATACTTTTGACCATCCAAGAATCGACGGATGATTCCGATGATCTGTCCATCGGCGTCACGCTCGGGAAACGTCCAGCAAGAATCTACAATCTTCCAGCCGATCCCGAGTCGGAGCAGCGATTCACTACTTACACCGAGTTGCTTTGCAAGCACATCCACCATTGCAGGGTACACGTTGCTACGATACAGGGCGTGTAGCTCTGCAAAGTCTGAGGACATAGCGGCCTCGCTTACGCCGCCCCGGAGAAAGGGGAGAGATGCGGGGACCTGGCATATATTTTACAATCCCAGGTGCCGAATCCCTCGATATAGAACAGCCCTCTCTCCGGGACGATATTATTAGTCGGCTAGATTAGAATGGAAGATGCTCAATCTGACCTAGCGTCTTGTCACGAATCTGAGCCCACTGCTCTGGGGTGAACTTTTCATCGTCTGATTCATCGGGTGCAACCTCAGCACATGCAGCAAGCCAAGCATCAGCGAGAGCTTCGTCAGTGACACTCTCAGCCCTCAGCTTGTGTACTGTTTCCCAAGCCTGTTCCTTGGTGCAGGCATCAGCCGTAGGCTTCGCCTTCTTGCTCTTACTGCCCTTTCGCTTTGGGGCAGGGGGGCTCGCCGGTGTGCCAGCATCCGAGGCCGGGGTAGTAGCGGGGACATCCTCGGCAGCCGGGGTAGGGTCCGCTGACTTCGGGGCAGCCGGCTTTGCAGGGGCTGTAGGCTTGGCCGGAGCCGTGGGCTTGGCCGATTTAGGGGCTACCTTTGCTCCCAGGAGGCCCTTGAATTTAGCATCGAGGGCCTTGATCCTTTTCGCGTCCAGTTTTTTAATTGTGCGGCCAGGATCAGCGTCCTGAGCATTAACCGCAACGACTTTCAACCGCGTCACCCCTTCGTATTCCTGGGATTCGACGCGGAACTGGATCACATTCTCGGACCAATCGTTGTCGTTGAGGCCGGCAAAGCTCGATCCATCCCAACCAAGGGCTGCTTGAAGGCCCTCGACATGGAAAGTTTCGCCCTTGTCGCCGAACAAAACGAGGAAGCCGGTGATTTCCCGATTGTACTCAGCCCACGGAATCCAAGTATCCGGGTCATTGTCGCCGTACTCGCCCGCTTCGTCGTAGAGTTCCGTGGCTTTGAGCCTCACGACGAATTGTGGGAAGCCATTTCTACTCTCGCTGACGCCCCATTCCTGTGGGATACCGCGAAAGGTTCCAGGTCTGTCAATTTGTGGCATTTAGAGTCTCCGTTATTCAAGAATGTGGGTAATATCAGATGGAAACGCAGTCTTAATTGTCACGCAAGCGTTACCACTCAATTTACAACGCCAAATAACCATTTCCACTGCTTTCAGGAGGTTATCTGCTGCGACCAACACACGTACATCTTCATCCTTCACATCAGCAGTAAGAGGGTATTCTATGTGTGCTTCGACTTCCCATAACATACTAAACTCCCTTACTTAGCGAGACAGGGCCGACCTTTACCGCGAATCTTCACGCCGGCCTCAACCAGCACACGACGGATGATCTGGACGCCCAACTCTAGCCGTTCGGCAATTGCCACAAGGCCATTGCCCGGTCCACCTTTGTTGTACTGAGCCACGATGCTACGTACTTGATTTGCTGTCACCTTCGTCTTCGATCTCGACATTTCTGTTCTCCTACTCAATGATACGGGCCAATATGTCCGTTTCGTTAATCAGGAATATATCCCGATCTTCAATCGACAGAGGCATAGCTCTGTCACTCTTAATCATTACGGTATCACCTTTCTGCAATTCAATTTCCACACGAGCCCCGCTGTCTATGAGACGACCAGGACCGACTTCCATTACAGTTGCAAAAATGATCCCTGCCATCCCGACGTTTCCAGGGATCATGATTCCGCCTTCTGTCACATCATCCGTCTTTTCGTGCTGACGAACAACCACAAGACCGCCCCGTGGTTGTATTTTCCCTTTAATACGCTGTGGCATAAAAACCTTCCTTTCAGGGTCGAAGCCCTCTGACTGTTCTCTTGATGAAAAAGCTACCATCGTGATGATCTCGTTGGTTTCTCCACCATTCCTTCTGCTGCTTTGTTGCACCGCAGCAATGTTTGAATTTCCGCCCTGATTTGCAAGGGCACCGTTTATTTCGATCACTGCTCAATCGATTTCAATCCCGTGCTTCGCCATAAAGGTACAATATTCTGGATTCTGCTCCAATCCCATAACCCGATAAAACAATGCAATAACCCGCAATTCATCTTTCAGAGTTGTGCTCTCCCAGACTTTCTCAAAGAGAGTTTTCCGCCCTGCAAGGGCAAACATTTCCTGGAAGGTTATTGTTTTACGATCACTGCTCATTTGCATACTGCTCGGGGAACAACATTCGCCATAGTGAATCATCAGTAGGATCACTGAAAGCGATCACCGGCTCCGTCAGTGTGCGAGTCTTGGCAAAGAAGTGAGGCTCGGGCATAGTGAAGATAGCTCGTTCTGTGTCACCCACAATCTTACCGACCTTCGCATCCTTGTCGGCTCTGATCTGTGTGTTGAAGTAATCAATCCGAACAACATGATCGGCCCATTCACACACATGAAGGCGGACGGAATTCTTCTCCGAGGTTGGGTGTGAGAGTTTGGGACCATCTTGAAGAAAGTCTACTCCGCCTGGATTGGCCCGTTTGATAGCGGCTCGTTGACAGATCAGAATGACGTTCACTCCCCGACGAACAAGGCTATCACAATCCTGAAGAATGAATCGCATAGTCTCAAACAGATGTGTGTAACCTTTGCCGTAGCCGTATCCTTCGATTGAGGTTACGGTCTGACCCTTCTCATGCTTAATAGTATCAAACATGAATGGTTCAGCGAGCGTTTCAAGGACAGTAAACGTGTCAATAACACATGTACTTCCATTGGGGAACAGGTCATTTTGATGGAGAGCGTCCCGTACATCTTCAAAACTCTCAGCCCCAGCGATGTGCAAGATCGGCTCATTGGTTCGCGGGTCCCGAATCTTTCGCCCTCCATCATCCACTCCGATGAACCGAGGGTTAAGGGCCATCGCCGCAAGAGTCGTCTTGCCAACTCCCGATCCGCCGTAGATAACAATTTTCTCACCTTGTCCACTCCCGGTCCAGGGCTCCACAGAGAATGTCTTCCGAGTCCGCTGTTTCTTGCTCGGTGGGGCCGGCATTGATGGGGCCTTGGGTGTCTTGGGTCGTGT